CTATCTGAGGTTGTTAACCTTGTTGACCAGTGTGGCGTTCCTGTTGCGTTGTAGTCTGTAAGGTAAACAAAGTATCTGTTAACAGTTGCCCCTGATGGAGCAGACCAAGTGACAAAAACACCTTTGGCAAATTTAGCACCGCCAACATTTGCCACTGTTCCAAATGCGTTCATTGAGCTAACATCAACAGGTGAAACTATTTCTCTGTCTGGCAGGTTTATATTTTGCCCCGCTGTATGATCAATGTCTGTGCTAGCTGTATGATCATAGGTAGCCTGTGAGTTTTCTTTTGCCTCAATATCTACATAAATTCCGACTTGCGAGTCAAAGCCAATTTGACAGTTTATGATCTCATAAATTGCATCAGCTATTCCAAATTTTTCGTTTGTAACGTATACATTATCACCAACTCTATAATCTAATGCTTTTGCGTTTAATTTTGCTTTAATCCTAGATTGCATTCTAGATTTTAACAAAACAATTTTGGCAAGCCTTTGTGCGCGTATTGTGTTTGTAGTAAATGGCAAATCTAAATTTAAAGTGTGAATCCCACCATCATCTGCTTCATAAACAGAAGAGCTTTGCTGTGGGTATTCTGTCTTTATATAGTTTATATGCTCGCTAACATATGTGCCTTTAACAAGATTGTAACTATCTTGTCTTGGCGTTTTAGTTGTGACTGTAAAATCACCAATAATAATGTCTTCATTTAAAGTAACATCGTGAGGTGTTACATATTCCGCAGGTTCAATTCTTAGCTTGCCGCCTGCATAGGTAATTCTGCCATTCATGCAAGTTAAAAGATTTTTAATGTTTTGGCGTATAGACTGCCCAGTATTTACCACGCCATCGCAAACATATCTTGTACGTGATGGTGAGCCTACTGAGGCATCGCAGAAAGTTGCCGCAGATTCTATTTGCGCTTCATCAAACTCTGATGCAGGTATGCTCGCGCCAAAGTCTTCATTTCTAAGATAATCGAATAAACACAAGACAGGATTTCTTGAAAATGCCCATGTAGCAGGATTTGACTCTGAGTGTGAGCCAACTCTAGGATCGTAAACCTTCCTGCCTTGAATTAAGGCAGTGACAGCAGGTGCGCCATTAGGAAACTTTTCGGTATTATGCGTGAACCTTGTCCATACATAAGCAATATTTGACAACCTGTGCTTGTCAACACCATCGTTTACCCAGTAATCTACCGCTGTATCTGTGCCTGTTGTTGCAGTGCTAATTTCTGTCTGCGTACTTGTGCCAGTTTTGACTTCTATTTTTACTATGTTTAGATTATTAGTCTCAAAATAGTTAGAATTATAAACTCCGCCTGACCATGCTTCATCGCCATCAAAATAAACTTTATCTATTGATTGACATTCAGAGTGTGCAATTGCGGTTATTTGATAAAGATATTTATTACTTTCGCCTGCTACATCTTGCCAGAGTATGTTGCCGCCTTTCCTTATCTTTCCATATACTACTTCTCTAGCACCTGTTGTATCTTTGGTGTTAACATTCCTGCCACCCATTGTGTCAACAGTAGCATTTTCCATTAATGCATCCATAGCGTAGTCGTAAGCTACTGCCGCGGCTATACCTACGCCAACCGCAACAACTAAAGATGCGCCTACATAAGATGCAGTTGCCCCTGCTACAATTCCACCAACTATTGCCATTTATCAACCTATATACTTTTGATATAGCCTCTCAGCTAGACTGTAATCCATGCGCTCTAATAACTTATCAAATGGCGAATGGTCTTTGGTGTTTATTACCAAAACAGAAACACCATCTTTTTTAAGCTGTTCTTCTGCAAACTTGATTAAGCTGTAACCCGCTCTGCCTTTACGATACTCAGGAGAAATATAAATCAAATCAGTTGCCGCAAATAGATGGTCTGCATAGTGCAAGCCTTTAGTTACGACTATTGTGAAATAACCAACTAACTTGCCATCAACTCTAGCAGTATATACCTTAAACATACCTAGAGACTCTAGCTTGTTATAAGTATTCCAATCAGGTTTGAGCTTTATATTGTCTTGGTTTATTGCTATTTCTTCCCAGTGCTTTTCAATTAAAGGCAGACATTCATCTTTAACTGCGTTCAGCTTTTCCTGTTGATATTCCATTACTCACCCCATACTAGTTTTTGTTCCGCAATACTCTCTATGTAGTCTAAACCTAAATCATTAGGAAAGACATTTTTTTGATCTTTCGCTGTATAAAGCCTAGTGTTAGTTCTGCTCAATCTAGCAAAATGATTCTCTACTGAAATCTGTATAGTAATTGTCTCACCATTCTGAACATAAGTTGCATTATCCATAAAGCCTTTGAAAAAAGTGGTTGTTGCCGCTACTGTTCGCACCCCACCAACATCACTTAAAACCCCTAAATAAACTATTAGTTCGTTTCCTTGAAACTCTTCATCTCTCATGGCGTTAACAATTTGGTTGTCACATCCTGACAAAGAAACAGTTAAACCTGATGTGCCTAAATCACTGTTTTCCTGTACTGTGCCAACACTTAGTAGCTCACCTGCACCATCGTAACGAGTGCCGCTTATGTATGCCTCGCCATGACCAGACCAGATTCTTAATTCTGAACTAAATGATGCCTTAACAAATAGTGCTGGCATAATATATTCACTATTTATAATTCCTTTAAAAGTCTGATTTAAACCGCGACTCATATAGCCTCAATACACGCAATCGTGAAGCTGTGAAGTGATTCTACGCCAACATTCCATTCTACCTGATTAGATGCAAGTCGCCATAAGCCCGCAGGATTAGTCACATCAAGTGACATAATTCCTGTTGTTGTGCGAATTGGGGGGGTTATTTCGCAAGAAGTTGTTGCATTGTCATTAGCGGTTTCTAAAAGCATATGTAATCTACTGTTTAAAGAAAAATGGCTACCCGCAACTAATTCATAATTGCTTGTGTTCTGTATGCTAATTATAGTTGCGCCTGCGTTATATGCTGTTGTGGTGGCGCAGACTGGCACATTAGTTGTATAGTTTTGCTGTGGGTCGCCAAATCTAAACGTTTTGCCTACACCTCTTAGTGATGCGATAAACGCCTGAAAAACTTTTGCTTCTTGAAAATCTAATGGTCTAATTGTTATCTCAGCTTCCCATCTTGCAGTGCCAAAGTCTTGCACCTGCTGTACCATAGATGTAGAAGACTCTGTCATTGCCGCAGACTGCACTAAGCGCATCGTTAAATTCTGAACAATAGTTTTGCCGTTTATGGTTGGAAACGCGACTGGGTATGATATTGCCATTTTATCTTCCTAGTATACCTGTTGAATAGCCACCGCCTCTACGCCTTTCTGATAGCACTGCACTTTTAGCGGCTTGACTTATTTGTGGCAATAGATTCTGTATCTCTGCTCTAACTGTTTGCTGAACGCCAGTAGTAACATTAATTGTCTGATTAACTACTACGCCCTGACCACCGCCTTTAGTGTGATCTATAACAGTTTCATTGGGATGTAGTATAGCATTAAAACCACCTTTCCCGTCTACACCGCCTGACCTAGAGCCACGACCAGTAAAGCCACCACCATCAAAAGATTGAGATCTTATAGCTGATACCTGAGCCATACCTGCCGCAACAGATGCCGCCGCCATGGCTACGTTAATTGGGAATGGATATGCGCTCATAGACTTAGCCGCGCCCTGATAGGTGCTGATAAGCGCATTAGCAATACCTGCCGCCTTTTGCATTGCAAACATCTTTTTAGAGTTTTTAGCCGCGCCTTGTAGCTGTGCGGCAAGCTGACCAGTTATGTGCTTTGTTTTTTCTACGCCAGTTTTTGCTTCAAATTCTGCTAACTCAGCAGACTTGGTCTTTTCTGTGCTTACTTGCTGTGTCTTGTCTGCCGCTATAGATTCAGCAGTTTCGCGAGACTTAACCTTAATTGCTTCATATGCTTCTAGAATATTTGCCGCAGGGTCTATTTCTGACATTGCTAGTAGCTCTTCCGTCAGTATGGCTACACTCTCTCTCGCGCTCTCAGCAAAGCCAACTAGAGGGTTATCAATAATCTCTTTTCCGAGCATCGGGGCTATCTTGTTATAAATATTAATGAAAGTGCCAAGAATAGGAACTAACTTCTCTGCTATATATGCGCCTAGACTGGTGAACCCAAGTTGCAATCTAGTAACAAACATTCTAACGCCATGCAGTGCGCCTTGCACTTTAGCGTATGCGTTAACAAGGGCATCTGCTACACGCTGACCAGTGTTGCCAAACTCAGCAGAATCTAGCGCACCCTGCCGAAATGAATTAGCAATTACTTCTAAAACTGGGGCAAATGCTACAGTAAACTGATTAGTTAATCCTGTGATTACGCCTTTGGCTCTAGTAAAGGCATCATTAGCCGCCTCTATTTGCGCTGTATCGGTTCTACTCAAAGCTAGACCTAAATGGTCAGCCTCAGCAATCATCTCCCTAAGAGCCTCTGAACCACCCCCTAGAGTGTTTACTAAAGCAACACCCTCAGAGTCAAACAGCTTCATGGCTATACGAACGCGATCAGACTGTGTAGACAATCCGCCCATAGCATCAGCTACAACTTCCATCTGCTTATCTAGGGGAAGTTTCACTAAGTCTTCTGCATTAATACCAAGCTCTTTAAGCGCACCCTGTGCTTCACCTGTACCAATTGCGGCTTCACTTGCTCTACGGGTGAATCTTTGCAGAGCCATATCCATTGTTTCTGTAGATACGCCAGTAAGTTCTGCGGCATGGCGCATACCTGCTAATGCTTCTGTGGTAACGCCAATCTTGTCTGCTGTCTTAGCTAGTGAATCACCTGCGGCTAATCCTTGCTTTATAAGCGCACCAAAACCTGCCGCACCTACCAAACCAACAATAGCTGTCTTGGCGCTTAGAACAGCACCGCCTACCTTTCTAACGCCTTTGCTTGCACTAGATAATGCCTTTGATGTTTTATCAAATGCGCGAATGGTTATATTAAGATTCTGGTTCGCCATTGTTATCCTTTAGTATCTGAAAGTAAGCCATCCACTCATTGAACTCAGTAACGCTTATTTGCTCTACTTCGTCTATAGTCATGTGAAGCCGATCAGCCAGAGATATTAGATTAAATCTCCAGTGATCGGTTTTTAGTTTTTTGCTAAATCTTCCTCAGACTCAATCTCAGCAAACATCTGATTAGCGATTTCAGATATAACATCTGTCTGCTCGCCCATCAGTTCAATCTTATCGTCTGCCGCAGTAAACAGCCTATCACCACTTTGGTCTTCTGCTTTCATAATAATCAGATCGACCATAGCGGCAATTGTAGTGTTGGTTAAGAAGTTGGGGTGCTTCTTCTGTAGTTGGTTCATATCGTTGCAGGTTATTGGTCTGCAATACAACTTGAACGCTCCAGAATCGTCACCCCACTCAGGCACGACAACTTCTCTTGCCTTAACCTCTCTTCTCTTACGTAACTCTTTTGCTAATCCCATGATTTATACTCCCCTAATTACCCTGTTGCTTCGGTCACTGCTCCAGATACTTGGATAGAAAAACTAGCCTCAACCATGCCATCGAAAGATGTGTTGATTGATTTGCTAGTTACAATGCCACCACCTGAGTAGTATTTTTCGCCAGAGCCAGTTCCAGTAGGGTAGATTTCAAAGTCAATGTCTGCTCTGCCATCTAAAACCAACTGCGGTGCATCAGAGCCATCCCAGTAGCACTCAATGCTTACTGTAGAGCTTTCTAAGCCTGCTTTGTATGTGCGCGCTGAATCACCAACTACGCTATCTTCAATAGTGTCTGCTGATGTTTCAATGCTGAATGAACGAACCTCGCCAACTACGGCTACTGAACCGCCATCGACTGCTATTTTTACTACGCCACTGCTACCTGTTGCTGTTGCCATTGTGTTACCTCATAAAGTTAAAGTGTACCGCGCTGATACTTATACAGTACACGCAGATTTAAAATTACACCGCCAATCGGTGCTATAGAACCTTCGTCTGTCTCAATGCTAACAATCTGTGTATCTAGGGCAACCGCCCCTCTAGTTCTGTCTACATCAAGACTCTCTTCAACAGCCTCTATGATATCATTTCTGGCAGTGTCTATCTCTTTGCCTTTCACATAGCATACAAGCTGATAGTTAATCGTTCCCATCCTGTGCGATATAGAGCCACCAACAGTATCGTTCTCTCTGTCTTCGTCTGCGCTCTGCACAAGTATAGCAGGAAATTGAGCATTCGATAGCTTATCAAAATCAAACGGCTCTCTGGTTACATACTTAACTTTTACAGGCTGTCTAATGCCTTGTAGTGTTTCTACTAGGTTGACCGCTATATCTTCTCTAATGCTCATTTGATGTTCCTAAAGAATACATTTGCAAGCTGCTTCTCTTCTTGCCTGTTAAAGCCAAAGAATGGTCTAGTCTTGTCGTTCATAGCCGCTTTCTTAGCTTCTTCTGCTCTGGTAAAGAATATAGTAGCTTTCTTCCTGTCAGCCTTACTAGTCATAGAGCCAAGCATTCTACCAGAGAATTGCAGGTCTACGTTTTTGCCTCTACCTTTAGCTCTTCTAAACTTAGCATACTTTTCAGAGTAGCCCTTGAAAGCACCGCCTTTGTAACCAACACCATCTTGTGTTCTATCCTCTATGATGTTGATGCCTTGTTGGGCTGTTATTGATAGCGCACGTTTCATGCTCTTATCAATGTCTTTCCCTTTCTTCTTTAATGCCGCCTGTACTTTCTTGGCATTAGTCTTAAGACTAAACTGCATTATCTGCTCAATCTACCGCTATGGATAGACTTCTTCTCGTCTTCTGTTACGACACTATCGTTATCAGCATCGTACTCAATGCCATCTCTTAGGATACTATCTAGCTCTTCGCCATAACGCGACTTGTAGAAAGTAATCATGCTCTGGAATCTATCGCCATCAACCCAGTTAGTTAACTGAGGCAATGCGTACTTCCACAACACTAAGTAAGATGCACATCGTGTAAACTGTGAGTCTGTCAGGTATGCGCTGTTTAGCTCGCCTGATAAACCTTTCTTATCCCACCAACCTATTCGTAGTTCGCGGATAATATCGTTCTGCGCTTTATCGTGTTCATCGCTGAACGTGTCAATGCCTAGCTGTAGAATGTCAGGCACTAGGTTTTGTAAATCTTTATCTTCTGAAAATGCCATTACCATTCACCTTGTCAGCCCAGTAAGCCCCAGACATCTTGCCTTTGGCTATGTTCTTTGCATGGCGTGCTTTAAACGCCTTGCGCTTTGCTTTGTCTGCCGCAGATTCATTCTTCCGAGGCGGCTTGTTATCTGCACCCTGCTGTCCGAATCTAATCAGCTTAATCTTATCTCCTTCTTTGGCTAATACGGCATGAGACTTAGTCGCATGACCAGATGTTCTTTTGGGCTTATTATAGCCACTGAACCTTTCGCCTCTGTATGTAATCGCCATATTAACCTCAGAAAAAGAATAGCCCCCACCGAAGCAGGGGCATTCACATTAAGCTACAGTAGCATCTGTAGTGATCTTAACGCCATAAGTATTATCTAGAGTATCAACACCATAAACAGCAGTAGCAACCATCTCTGTGCCTCTGCGTGTAGCGTTACGTTGTGTCTCTAGGTTGAACTCTGACTTCAATGCAATAGCAAGTGCTTCAGGAGCAAATACTGCCGCGATTGAATCGCCTGAACCATCAATAGAAACATTAGCTGACTCAAAAACATTAATACCAGCTACAGTTCCTACGAAGCCACTAATCATAGCTGAGTTACCCACTTCACTAAGGTTAGCACCAACAAAAGAGTTAGTTAAACCAGCTTTTAACTGATACGCTTGGAAAGGATTAACAACTGCCGCAAGTTGACCCTGAGCTTTATTGTTACGCAAAGTAGCCGCTGCTTTAAATAGATTAGCAACAGTGATCTCCTGACCTGCGCCAGCACCAATTTCAGTTGAGAAGTCAGTGAACAAAGCAATTAAGTCTTTGTCGATTTTAGTAGCGATAGCATTACCTAGAACTGTTCCTAGTTCATCAGCAGGGTTACCTGCGCCCATAGCCGCAAGATCAGTTAGAAGAACGCTGTTACCTACTTCTGCAACTTCTACAGTTACAGATGAAGTTGATACGTCAGTATCAGATGGAGCAGTACCTTCTTCCAAAGCCGCCGCAGTGATTGCAGGGTACTTAGGAATCTGTACAGTTTTACCAGCTTGTCCAGCAATGTTGTACTGTGAAACAAGACCTAACATTAGGCTTTGCTCTTCAGCAGTGAATCGGGCTTGCGCCACAATGTTTACAAATAGATCGTCTAAAGTTGTTGAATTAGTACCTGATATAGCCATTTTAAAACCTCAATAAATAGAAAGAAAAAATAATTTAGCCTTTCCTCTTCATAGCGGCATAGGCTTCTTTGCCCCCGCTATTCCAATTCTCGACCATCCAATCCACCGATTGAGGCTTCGGAGTAGAGCCACCTGTATTACCCATGCTTCCTGCACCGCCACCTGAGGCGCGCACAAAGTGTGGGTTAACAGTTAAAAATTCTGTAACCATCTCATCGACAGATAACAGATCACCTTTGTCATTATATCTAGGTGTTCCGTTATTATCTACAATCTCGACCGCCCCATCTTCATTTAGTCGAGTGCTACCTTTCAGTAGCGCAGTTACTTGAGCTGTATCAACTGCGTTATTGCGACTAGCCGCACTGGTTAACTGTCCATCAATTAACGTCTCTTGCAATCTAGCCTTGTAACTGTTGATAACTGCATCTTTCTTTTCGACAGTATTCTTTAAGATAGAATCAAACTCTCCGCGCTGTTTCTGTTGCTCAATCTCAGCCTGTTCCTTTTGAGTAAGTAGCTCTTTGGCTTCATCTAAGTTGATGCCACCTAGCCGCTTATCAAACTTGCGCTGTTCTCTAGCAATCCGATCAGCTACGATTCGGTCTAGTTCTTCTTGTGAAAATGTCTTTGCCTGTGTTTCTACTGCCGCTGTTTCAGTCTCAGCTTCTTCTATGGTTTCCATGATTGTATCGCTCATGTTGCGTGCCTCACTAGGAGTAGTTGGTGAATCGTTAGTTTAACACAAGTTATTTCTTTGTCTTGCGTTTCTTTTTCTTAGGTCTTCCGACCTTGCTTCCGTATGTTCCTGCGCCTTTTGGCATAGCTTAATCCTCTAGGTGTCGATACCTTTTGGTATCTCTTGCTCAATGTATGGTATTCCAGTCTCAAGGGCATCTACTATTCTATCTATAAGATCGCCACTGCCTGCAAACTTAATACCAGTAACAATCGGATACTGCCCAAACTTTTCTTTATGTAATTCTCTCAACTGTTGAAATGTCAAAGGTTTCATTAATCTAATGCCTCATCTATTAACTCATCGAATCTCTTACCCATTGCAGGGGTGTATTTCATAACGTGCGATTCCCAAAAAGGGGTGTTGCGTAAAGCA